GCTGACCGCCTATAACCCGAATGTCAATTCCGGTCTGAATGTATCAGCAACGGTTCAAGGGTTGACCTTAACGGCATATCCGACAACTGTAAATGCAGAAATAAATGTCGGGGCGACTTCACAGGGATTAACCCTGACGGCTTACAAGCCAACCGTCACGGTGTCCGATGACGTAGAAGTTTCTGCGACAAGCCAGGCTTTAACGCTGACGGCTTATAAACCAACCGTTAATGCTTCAATCATCATTCAGCCCGTAGCAGAAGGACTTGTCTTAACCGAATACGATGCTGACGTAAATCTGAATGTCTCGATTTCAGCGCAACTTGCAGAACTGGTTTTAAGCCAGCAGAAGGCGAACATCAACGCCGGAATAAACGTGGACTGTGCGACGGCTACTTTAACACTGGCACAGTATAACGCAGTCGTCACAACCGTTCCTTCTGATTGGACTCCACGACAACACAAAGGATTACTAATGGGGGTTTACCCGTGAAAGATGAAATTATCCATTTCTATTTAGAGAACAAAACGCCGATTGACAAGATCATTGCTATCGGAATGAACAAGATGGAATTATCGAGAGCATCACTAGAAGAAGCCCTTGAACGAGTTTACGATGAAATCCAAGGCGGTGAGGAAGTTAAGCCCATAAGGGTTGCGTGGAAAGTGTACGCTTTGGCTAAACATCTGCGAGTGTACGCCGATGCGAAAGAAAACGACAACATCAAGAAGTTGACCGATGAAGTCACAGAACTCAAAAAACAAATAGATTGGTACAAACAACCGTGGTGGAAACGGTTTGGACGGAGGTACGCATCATGCTAGACCGATTTTTATTATCAACTTCCCCCGTCAAGAAAACAGCCAGCGCATTAATTTATACAGGCCCTGCCATCCTTCACGGTTTCCTTTTAGGAACGGACGGCGTGAATGACCCGATTATTACTCTTTACGACTACCTGTCTGCCGGAGGTCAGGAGATTATCCCCACAGCTTCGTATGACGCTTCGCAGTTGGGGTTAAACGGGGTCACGGGCATTTATCAGTTATGCGCCATAGGAATATATCTTGAAGTTACCTGTGCGGGTGCGTGTGAGGTGAATGTCCAATACACGCCTTGCCGCTATACACCCGACCAGTTCGCACCGAGTCAGAACCAAATAGTATCAGCATTGACGGCATGGTAAATGGCTAAAGCACCTATTAAGAAACAACAGATAGAGGGTGATTCCCTAGAGGCATCGGAAGCCAGAGTAGAGGCTTTCAAAAAGGCTAATCTGTGTTTCTTCTGGGTTCCGTATCCGTGGCAGGAGAGGCTTTTAAAGGAAGTCCACAACAAGACCACGATTGCGGCAATTTCTTCAAACAAGATCGGGAAATGTTTAACTTATGATTCTTTGATTGACACGCCCAATGGAGAGGTTTCTATCGGTTCTTTGTATGAGGCAGGGAAACCGTTTGACGTTTATGCGTGGGACGGTGAAAAGAAGGTTGTTGTGAAAGCCCTTGCCCCGTTTAAGAAGCAAGGACTCCACAAATGTTATCGTGTTACGATGTCTGATGGTCGTTGGTTTGAGGGGGCTGACCACCACCGGATTTTAACAACTTCCGGCGAATATATCTCTCTCGACACTTTATGCGATTTCTTTCACGAATCTCAGGTCGGTTTTGATATTCACGACACCGTAAACGATTCCTCTCACGCTTCTCCTCAAGAGAAAGTCGGCGACTCTCATTATACGACTGAGTGTTTTTCTTCCCCTGTTCGCTCCACTTGGGGACTTTCCCTTTCAAATCTACTTTCAAGTGTTGAGCGTTTGTTTGAAAAATCATTAAATTATCGGGGTTATTATTTAAAGAATCTCCGTCGATGTGATGAACGACTTCGTACGGTTCTAAATAACGCCCTATCTTCTTTTCCATTACTAGCCGGTGTTCAGACACATAATGTCCTACTGTTTGGTGTGGATGCTCCGGGGAGTATATATAGAGATACTTCCCAACCATGCGCTTTCCACCTTTCCAATTCGTATGGCCTTCTGCGTTCCTTGGGCCAGTCCTTTGAGTCTGTATCCCAAAGCGTTTACGCCAATGATTCAAGGTCGATTTGTGAACACCAAGAATCTTTGACACCTTCCACAACTGCAAACCCTGTTTCTCAATCAACTCCCGAAGTTGGTTCTCCATACCTAGATATTTTGCATTCATATTACCCTCCATTATTAATTGACTCTAACCACATTATAAGCATTGATTTGGTTAATGTCAATAGTGTTTATGATTTTACTGTGCCGAAATATCACAATTATTGTGCTGGTGGTTGCGTTCATCACAACACCGCCGCCGTTGTGAACATTCTTATCAGTTGGTTGCTGGGTTACGAACCCTGGCAGTATGTTGACAAAGATGAACCTGGGGCGGTGTGTGTTGAGGGATATTGGTACAGGGGTTCGTCTTTGGGACTGAAACCGCCTGTCAACCTCATGCTCACGGGCGAGGATTGGAAGTCACACATTGGCAGGTCGTTAGTTCCAGAGTTTAAGAAGTGGTTGCCTGACGGATGGTACACATCAAAGAAAAACGAACAGGGCGTTGATTACTTCTTTGAGATGATGAACAAAAGCACCGTAACGGTCATGTCCTATTCACAGGATGATTCATTGTTTGAGTCGTTCAGGATTCAGGGTGTGTTGATGGACGAACCGCCCCCCAAGTCGAAATACACAGCCATGTCGAGAGGACTTCTGTTGGATTGCGGTAAGACGTTGCTTTCCCTCACACCGTTGAAGGAAGCGTGGATACTGGATGACATCGTATTAAGCGGAAGAAAGGATATAGGCATTGTCGATAATTTGTCGATTATTGATAACCCTGATTTGTATAAGAGTGATCTGGATACTCTTAAGCTGATGGGGTTGAATGAACTGCAAAGCAAAGAGTATTTCAATTTACTGCTTTACGAGAACCTAGAAAAGAAACTGCCCGTCATCGACAAGGGGAGGGCGGCAGAAAAGTATTTAGAAGACCATTTACCAGTTAGCGAGTATGAGAACTTTGGAAAGTTAAAGATATTAAAATTCATCAAAGATATTGACCCGTCTGACGTTCCTCCCCGTGTTTTCGGTCAGTTCAAGTCATTGGTCGGCAGGGTGCTGAAAGAGTTTGATTCCAGTGTCCATGTCATCGAGCCGTTTGACGTTCCTACTGATTGGCCTGTTGTGGCTATGATTGACTTCCATTTATCCACCCCACAGATGATTTCCTTCTGGACGGTGAACAAACAGGACATTCATTTCTGTATTGGGGAAGTCTGGAAGAACATCAACGGGGATGAAGTTGCCGACACGATAATCAAGATGAAGATTCGGTATGGCTGGAATTTGGACGATGTTTATATCGACCCGTTGTCTAAGGGTGACGTTTCCTACCTAAAGAACAGATTAGGCACAGACCTTAGAGATACGTTCTCAATAATCGAAGACAAACTCTTACAGCATGGCATTACGCTTTACGTTGCATCAAAGGACAAGGATTCGGGGATTAAGAACGTCCAGACGGCCTTGAAAGGCGTGAACCGACTGCCCACATTGTATATCTTCAACACCTGCGAACGGTTCTTATATGAAGTACAACGATGGGTATTTGACGAACATCAGAAGCCGATTAAAGAGAACGACCACGCAATGGAAAATTGTTATCGGTATTTCCTGACGGGCAACAAGTATGAAGACCATGTAATTCAACCATTACCGCAACAGCATTACAGCGGTGCATCTTGGATGAGTGCATAAAGGGGATAGAATGTCAGACCTAATCAGTGATGCAAAAGAGAAATACAAAGTAGCCGTTGACGGATGGGAACACGTTTTTAGTGCGGCTAAAGACGACATGCAGTTCACTTATGATATTGGCGAAGGCCAATGGTCTGACGCTGACCGGAAGAAACGGGCAGGGCGGCCTTGCATAACAGTCAATAAATTACAGAAGTTTGTTAGGCAACTCCGTGGCGACTTCATGCAGTCACGACCTAGCATGAAAGTGATACCTGTTGACGACAAGGCTGACGTTCAGACCGCCGAACTGCTCAACGCCATTATCAGGCAGATAGAATACCAATCCAATGCCCCGAAAGTCTATGACACGGCATACGCCCATTCTGCGGCCTGTTCCATAGGCTTTTGGCGCATCCTGACCAAATACACAAGCGAGGACTCGTTCGATCAGGACATTATCATTAAGAGAATCCTCAACCCTGTGTCTGTTCACTTTGACCCATTTGCCACGGAGTTCAACCTTGAAGACGCACAGTATTGTTTCGTTGAGGAACTCATCGACAAGAAGGACTTTGAACGCCTTTACCCGAAAGCCGAGGCGACTAACTTTGACGGGGACAAGGACAACCTTCTGGGTTCATGGATACAGGAAGATAAAATAAGAGTCTGCGAATACTTCTACAAGAAAATCGTTCCAAAGAAAATCTATCTCTTATCGGACGGCAACATCTTCACGGGGAAGATGGACAAGGAACTCCTACAAGCCTACGGGCTTTCGGTTGTCCGGGAGAGAGAAGTTGAAACCCATGTAGTCAAGTGGTGCAAGATCAACGGGGCAGAAGTCCTTGAAGAAGCGGATTGGGCGGGTAACGGAATCCCCATTATCCCCATGTTCGGTGATGAGGTCGTTGTTGATGGGAAAAAGTATTACCTCTCTCTCATCCGTGGGGCTAAAGGCTCACAGCAGATGTATAACTATTGGGCGAGTGCGGCGACAGAGAACGTCATGCTCACACCCAAGACACCTTTCCTAGTTGATCACAGGCAAATCAAGGGTTTTGAGAACGAATGGAACGATGCCAACCTCAATCCGAGGATGTATCTCCGCTACAACGCTATTGCCGGTTTACAGAAGCCTTCCAGAGAACCGCAAACCCAAGTTCCCGTAGCCATCATCAACATGATGCAATCCACGGCTTACGACATTGAAGACCATTTAGGCCGTTACGAAGCCTCTAAGGGCGAAGCCGGGAACGAACGAAGCGGCAAGGCCATTATCGCCCGTATTAACCAATCCGACAAAGGCACATTCACTTTCGTCGATAACGCATCCAACTCCATTATCGCCGGACTAAAGCAGATCGTCGATTTAATCCCGAAGATTTACGACACCCACAGGGCTTTGAACATCCTGGGTGAGAACGGGGAACGTGGTCAGGTGGAAGTCAATAAGCCGGACATCGGGGCGCAGGGCGAGGAAACAACCACGAATGACCTGTCAGTTGGCAAGTATGACGTTATCTCAACAGTCGGCCCGTCTTTCGGTTCTAAACGTGAGGAGATGGTCAAGATGATTATCGAGTCGATGCAGTACGCACCTGCTTTGGCGGGAGTCCTTGCACCAATGATCTTCAAATACAGTGATTGGCCAGGAGCCCAAGAGATTGCGGGGAAGTTGGAACAGGCAGCACAGCAACAGGCAGCACTAGCAGCACAAGGGGCTAAACCGCCCCAATAAATACCACTCTCAGGAGTGCAAATTCGTCAAATGACGCAGAAAGGGGAACATCATGGAAGAACAAGAAGTAACCACGCCGGAAGGCGCAGAGGAAGTAGTCACTCAGGAGATTCCTGCGGAAACACCAGCGGAACCGGAAACACCGGAACCGGAAGCGGCAGAGGTCGTTATCCCTCCCCCCGTGAAACAGACGGCACAGGAGAGAATCAACGAGATTACACGGAAACGGAGGGAAGCTGAACGGGAAGTCGAGCGATTACAGAAGCAGTTAGCGGAGAAAGAGAAAGCCCCCGCACCTGCCGCCGACAGACCAAAGATCGAGAACTTTGAAACGCAAGAGGCTTACGAAGATGCCCTGTTTAACTGGCGGGACAGCAAGAAGCAAAACGAAACGCTGGCCGAACAGCGACAGAGGGAAGAAGCCGAAGCGTTAGCCAAGTATCGAATCAACGCCGAGAAGGTCAGAAGCGTTTACGAGGATTTTGATGAGGTTGTTGAGCAACCTGTTTTTTCACCCACGATGCGAGAAGTCCTCTTGAACAGCGATGAAGGCCCGATGGTCAGCTACTTCTTGGGACGGCCTGAAAACCAAGCGATCACCGACAAGATCAGGTCAATGCCTGAAAGATTGCAGGTGTACGAACTTGGAAAACTGGAAGCCAAGTTACTCTTGGCCCAAAAAACAAAGAAACCAACGGGCGCACCAGCACCGATAAGTCCCGTGGGGGCAACCGGAGGTCATACCATAGACGAATCAAAACTCAGTGATGATGAATGGTTCAAACTCGAAAAACAAAGAGAATTAGAAAAAATCAAGAAAAAATACGGAGGATAACTCATGTCCCAGACCCTTAAAACTTTAAAAGATGGCGATATTACCAGAAAAGCATTGTCCATCTTACACAATGAATTGGTCTTTGTTAAGACCATTAATAAGCAATATGATTCACGTTTTGCGGTAAGTGGAGCTAAAAACGGCGGTCAGTTGCTTATTCGTGAACCGAACCAGTTTACCGTGCGTTCCGGCGCAACGATGGACACGCAGGACGTAACCGAATCAACCCAGACCTTGACCGTGGCAACCCAGTTGGGTGTCGATATTAACTTCTCGTCTGTGGAACTCACCCTTTCGTTGGATGATTTTGCGGATAGGATTCTCCAACCTGCCATGTCCCGTCTTGCTGCGGAAGTGGATTCAACCGTTATCGCCGGTTGTTATCCGTATGTTTACAACCACACCCACACCACGTTTGGTACGGCTCCCGTTTTGACGGATGTTCTGAAAGCCCGCACGAAACTTGCCCGTGGCCTTACGCCCCGTGGTGATCGGGTCATTATGTGCGATTCCAATGCGGCCAACTCCATTATCACGGCTGGCTACAACATCTTCAATCCGTCTTCGGAAATCTCCCGCCAGTACGATCAGGGCTTAGTCGGTCAGGTTTA